CTGTCTTTGAAGACTCCTATATTCCACTCACTACCTACCATAATGGCATCAACGTTATCATTTATGTACGCCGGCCACTTAGGATGGAGTTTGGTGGTCTCCCAAATAGTATAACCAATATTTAGTTTGCCCTCCTCCCTGTGATCTTTCCAAAATTCAGGTGTGGTGTGAATAATGTTCACATTATACTCGATGTCTCTATCTATAAGCTTCTCTAAGACCTTGCCGTGCTTACCTAACTCTGGTTTTAAACTCTCAAATGTTATTGGGTTCAGAGTCAGGGGCACCCCAAGAGAGTGGAGTGCTAAAACATTTCCTCGGGACGCTTGAGCGTACCCTGAGTTGTCCAATAAAGGAGCCGTGTACTTTATTCCTGTAATCTCCATTATGCTCTCTCCTTAATAAATTCTGGAAACTGTAGTTCATCATTCAGAGTGTCAATAAATGTACGCCACTCTGCCAACATGTGATTCTTTCGCTGCCAAACCACATTTCTTAGTACTTTATAGTTGGTACACACCATCCTCTTTTGAAGGAAACCTTCGGGCAAATTGGTTTTGATTTGAGTAAACCAAAATTTCTTGTTGCCATGCCGATCAGCCTTATTGTATCGCTTGATCAGACTATTTAAATGGTCTATAGCTTCCTCAAGTACTGGGTATTCAAAATCGTCCTTAGTTAGCGGTCTCTTAGTCAGTGTATGAATAGTAGACTCCGACTGTTTGGTGGTCCCTACACGATAGGTATCAAATTCTTGCCACCAGTAACGGGGAGCAGTGATTTCAATCCATACCTGCATGGACTCAAGAAACTTATTATGACCGCCGTCCTTGGGGGCCAGCCTCTTGGCTACCCCCTTCAGACGCTCTTGGTCATCTATATTAAAGCTGTATCCGATACCTTCAACAGCTAAATCGTAACCAAATTCTCCTCTAATCTTTACTTCCATTAGAAAGCCTCCGATTCAATAACCTTATCTCTGGGAGTGACTTCCTCAGGCTGGCCGCTTGTTAGTGCCTTGTAGGCCTGATCAAATACGGTGACCCATTTAGGAACAACTCCAACTGACCAATCCATCTCATTAACAATCCAGTTGTAAGCATTCTCTGCCCGGCGGGCTGCCTCTTCACGGTTATTGTAAACTTCCAACATTTTCTCTACCATGTCGTCTACATCTACTAAAGGTCTAATGATTTCGTTGTCATTAGGCACGATAGTAAACAGCGAGGGATTAGTTCCGCTCTTGCATAGCCAACCCTTCTCTTCATCAATACTTTCTACCAAAGCAGTGTTGCCTGGCATGATGATCGGTGTTTTGGTAGCCATGGCTTCAATCCATGATAGCCCCCAACCCTCTCCAAGAGTAGTGCTGACAACACAATCACTAATATTATAGATCATGTTTACAATCTGTCTCGGGTAGCCCTGATTAGGTCCAAAGTTCTCAGGAAAGATAACGTCAGTGGCGGAATCAAGTCCGTAGGCTTTGATTACCTCCATGAGGTCCCAACCCTGGTCCTTCTTGGCCATGTGTAAGTATAGCAATGAATCAGGAACTTGTTTTCTGAACTCTGCAAAGGCTGCAATAGTTCTTGGAATGTCCTTACGTTGCTGGTTTCTATTCAGGTTAGTGAATACAAACTTATCAGCCTGTGACCCAAAATACTGAGCACGGAAAGCCATGACATCTTTCTTGTTAGCGGGAAAGAAGTCTTTGACGTTGGCCCCATGAGGAATGATCATAGGTTCTTTAATTGAAGGAAGAACCTTCATGCTCTCTTCCTTTCCAAACTCAGAGTAAGCTACAAGATAATGACATGCATTTATGTTATGCAACCACTGCTCTTTAGGTGTACCATCAACAGGATAGTATACGATAGATTTGAAGGCCTTTCCGTTGGCCTCCATGGACTTATGGAGTTCGGGTAGGAAGTCCATAATAAATGTGTCCTGCAGACAGAACAGGATATCAAAATCCATCTTCTGAATCATACTGAACACTTTCTTACGTCCATAAGGATCTCGTTCACCGTTGATACCGGTGGGCCAGATTCTAAATGGAAAACCATGTGGGTCTCCCCAATAGTTGATACCGAGAACATCGATATCGTAACGCCCTGTAGCATACAGACCAGTCAGGATGTTTCTGGATACCGTACCGAATCCTGTAGCACATGTAGGCGAGTCACAGTACGCCAGCACCTTGATCTTCTTCTGCGGTACCGCAGGAGAGTACTTAGGCTGGGCAGTGCTCTTAGGTGTTTTTACTTTCTTAGTTGTCTTTTTCTTAGCCATTACCGTCTCCTTTTTTCTTTTTTCTAGCTTTCTTAGTAGCTAAAAAAGGTGATGTATAATTAGTAGTAGCTGTCTCAGAGATAACGTCCTTTACCGCTGGGTTCAGGTCTACATACATATCAACAGCTTTTTTATTCAGATTTACAAGGCCGGCGAAATCTTCTGAAGGCACGTGTTCATGTACTGTGTGTAAGTCGTAATTGATCTTTGCGTTCTGTCGTACATAAACTTCTTCTTCGTTACCTGTGAGATTTTCGGAGGTTCTTCTAATCTTTTCCATCATAATCATGCCAAGTTCACGTTCCCGGCTCTCCAAGATCTTCTTGGTAAACTTGACGCTCTTCCACTCAGTAACCAACTGGTCGTCTGTGTAGTCAACAGTAGGAAGGAAATCATAATCAGATTTCTTACATGCTTTCTGGTAAGTGTTGCAATAGTCTTTGTAATCACACCAAGGACAAAACATATTCAATGTAGCTGATGCGTCTTCCTCTTTCATAGCCAGCATCTCGTCGTAAATAGCTTTCAAATAAACTTCAAACTCTTCACGCTGTTCGTCTGTTCTATAGGTGTATAAGACATTTGATTTCAACAGATCGAGGGCCAGCACAACTCTCTTGTAACCAGGCCAGATCTGTCGAGCTACCAGATCATAAATAGAAAGCTGAATGTCAGCCTTCATTTGGTAGGGTGTTGGTGCAGTCTTAGAGGTTTTGTAATCTATGATAAGAACTGTGTCCTCGTCATATCTTTCAATCTTATCTATGGCACCTATCAAAGGAACACCATATTTACTTGTGATCTGAGGACCTGCATCCTTGCCCCAGAAACCAAACTTAGTTTCCAGACCAATGAGCTTCTCGCCAGAAACAAAATTCTTCAAACGTTTCTTGACTAATTCCTTACCCTCTAAATGGGAGTCATACTCCTCGATACCCTCTCTAATGGATACTCTATTATATTCATCCATTATCTTCTTGATGTCTGCCTTAGTGAATTCTGTCCTCTGCTTGTCAAGCCAGATGTTTCCGGCAAGCTCAAGAGATTCATGGACTGCCAACCCTAACTTGAACGCGGGGTTGGATATCTTAGGCAACTTTTGGTAATAATTGAACCAATACTTCTGTTTACAAGACAGAAAAGTATTGACTCTTGTAGCACTAAGCTTAATATTTTTTGCCATTTTATACCTCGTATATGAAACCGTAATCTTTCTCGGTTTTGAAATTTCTGTATTTTAATACGTGATCGTAGTAACACATGAGTTGAGCAATAGCATCTGTAAGGTCATTGTGTTTCTTAAACTTCACCTGCTCTGGGTCCCAATCAAATATTTCCAGTATCATATCAAATACAGCTTGTTTATTCTTTGCTTTGAAATAAGCTTTCACTGTGTTAGTGCTTATAACATAAGGATCTATCTTTGCTATGGTCATACAGCATTCTTCTGCTACGCCAGCAAACTTGGACAATAATTTCATAGTCTTTACGTTCAAGCCAGAAAATACATCTTCTATAACAACATGAGTTGGTCTAAACTCAACTAATAATCTTTCTACTTCGTTTCTAAAGTAAGCCAATCGTTCCGCTCTTGAAAATTTTGGGCTGGTTTTTATCAGTCCATATTCAAACACACCACGTGCTTGTCCAAAAGTAAATGCCCATCCAGTTGAGGATGCTGATATATCAAAACTAAGCACTCTTAGTAGCATTGTCAAGTACCTCCAACAAATTATTTAGTTCTTCTAACTGTTTAGGTGTTAGTTTATTCAGTTGGGCAGGGGCTATATTTGAAATCATTATACCCACATCACCGTTACGGCCACCGTTTAGACCGACTCTACCGGTACCATTGGATATAAGTTTAGCTCCTACACTAACCCCTCTTGGAACATGGAAAGAAAATTCTTTGTCACGCACTTCGTGGTTACCATTACCACCACAGGTTTCGCATCTCTCTGTGGCAACCTGGCCTAATCCCTGACATGAGGGACACGGCCTCATGGCTGAGGAGACAAATCCAGGCCTCTTCTCAACCTGCTGTATGTAGCCTTCTCCATGACACTGTCCACAGTTGGTACCCTCGCTAAAACCCTTACCACCACAATCTGAACAGCCCTCGTGGAAGGATATGTTCACCTTGAATTCACCACCAAAGATAAAATGTTTCAGTGGAAGCTCGACCTCTACCCCTATGAATTGTCCGTCTCTAGGAGCATTCAGATCTGGCTTACGAGGACGTGGTCTTTCGAAACCAAATGGAAACCCACCTGGAAAACCACCACCCATACTACCACCAAAGGGACTTGGGTTATCATATTCTCGACGCTTATCGGCGTCCTTCAATACAGAGTAGGCATCAGAGATTTTTTTGAACTGCTCTTCGTCGCCGCCCTTATCAGGATGATGTTCCTTAACTAAGACACGATATGCCTTTTTTATCTCCTCTGGTGTTGCTGTGTTACTAATACCTAATGTGTCATAGTGACTCATACTAAAGCACCTCCCACTCAAACCCGCACTCGGGACAATGGTAAAGCCTAGGCTCTACTTCGAATGAAACGGTATTACAGCGGAGGCATTTATGAACAACCTCGTCCATAGTACCGATAGGTTCAGCTTCTTCTACAAAATTCATAAACTTCTCGAAAGAGTCACCCAGCATACCGCCCAGTTCAGGCTCTGAAAAGATAACTCCGGTCAGAGCCTGTCCATCAATAGACTTCCAGACTAAACCACAGTCTTGGCAGACATTATAAGAAATGTCGTTGTCTTCGTGGCAATGGGCACAGGGAACTACTTCGTTGAAGAATACAATAACATTGTCTTTATTGCAATTCAAGCATTTCATTCTGCTTCTTCTCCCCCTGTTGGTCCTTCTGGAGTACCGTCTTCTTTTACAGGTAACATCATATCGATGACCTGACCTGTAATAGACACAGTATCCTCCTCGATCTTGATAGAATAAGGAGCGAAGAACTGATTGAACTTCAAGTCAGGATATTTAGCTGCAGCAAACAAGACTTTGGTAATCGCTGGCATATAAAGAACCTTACTTTCCTCATCAAAAATGTGGAATTCCCCTGCTTCTTCGTCAAAAAACTCTGGGGCCACCTCATGATAGGTGCCTTTACGGGGCAGATCTATAACGAAGTGCTCTTTGTTAATTTTGAAGACGTAGTTTTTTGCCGGCAGCATTACTGCGGGCGGGGTTCCTTGGATGTATTTATCTTCCATTATGCCTCCAGTTGGACAAAGTTATCAATAACTACCTCAGTCCAGTACTTTTTCTCGGCTCCCTTGCAGTGTCTGCAGCTTCCATCATACGAACGCTCTTCAATGTGGCCATGGACATGAATAAACGTGTCCTTAGGCAGTGCTCCCAGAGCCTCTGCTGTGTCATTCCATGCAGCTACCTTAAGGTACTGCGATTTGTCATCACCAAACGGGATGGCCAGTTTACCCTTGAACAACGAAGTGTTGTTCTGTCCTACGGTCTTCAGTTCGGGCCATTGAATGGTCCCCTTCAAGCTTACAAAATTTTCACCTTCCATAATAACTCCTCCTTAAAAATATGTATCCAAGTATTCATATACTTGTTCTTTAGTTAGATCTGCTGGATCTAAGCCCTTACCATTCTCATCTACTTCTTGAATGAACACGGGTCTGACATCTAATCTTCCTGCAAGATCTTTACATGCACTTGTTGTGCCCTCAACACCAGCTTTGTCATTATCGAAAAAGGTTACCACTCCTTTCAGGGCGTACAAGCATAACAAGAACTGCTGTCCCTCGGTTATACCTGCTCCCATCGTAGCAACCACATTCTTTATTCCAAACTCACGCAGTTTCCATACGCTCTTGAACCCTTCAACTACTATAATAGGTAGCTCGCTCCCGTATTCCTGAGCGTTGTTCAAGTTGTATAGACAGCCCTGCTTGTTGAATCCGGGCGTCAATATATATTTGAAATCATCGTCGACATTATCCCTCGTATCCCTGAGACTGTAGGCTATAAGCTCGTTCCTCTCATCCCTAATAGGAATTACCGTACGGATAATACCGTGTGTGTCAGTCCAACCATGACCAACCTCAAAGAAATCCATAGTCTCTCGCTTGAATCCCTGGTTGAGGAAGAAATCAGCTCCCAAGGTTCTGAAACTCTCCAATGAACTCTCGTTCACCGCTCTTGGTTTTATGTTGATATGGTCATGTGACCTGATAAAATCATCTATTTCTCTCTTTCTTCTAGCTTTCACATAATCAACGTCGTCAAGGTCTGGTGTAAACTGCTTCAAGAAATCCACTGCTTCCAGAAAATCCCTGTTGGTAATAGCTTTGACCAGTCCTATGAGGTCGTTACCATGTTGTTCATGGCATTTATGGGTAAAGCAGACCCATGTACGAGTATCTTTGTTGAATCTGAAGGCAGTCTTGTTGTCACCACCATGTATGATACACTCACTACGAATCTCTCTTGGAGTTTCTCTGGTGTATTCAAACCCCAGCTCTTTCAATAGATACTGTGGGTCCACAGCGGTCTTCAAGTAGTCTAACTTCTCTTTGAAGTTCTGCCATTCTTTATCTTTATACTTAAGATAACTCTTCGTTTTCATACCCTTCATAATCGGCGGGTTCTCCTGCTGAATCTGCATTTACTACGCTATCAAAGTTAGCGAAGTATTGTTTATCAATGGCAACCTCTCTAATATTCAAGGTTTCCTTGAAGAACATGTATCCAATACCATGTTCACTTGTAGCTCCACCACGTCGTGTGTCTCTAATAACTAACTTATGTGTCCCACTCTGTGCACCACCCTCGTCGCGTTCTTTGTCATCTCTTACTCCCCAATGACATATAACGTCAGCATAACGAGCGATTCTATCACTATCAGCAACATCGTTGTCTCTGTTCAACTGAACTGCTGTGATGGCTGGTATCTCTAACTGGCCGGACAAATCCTTTAGTTTAGTTGTAACGTCACCAAGAACTTGGTACTCTTTTCTCTGTCTGTCTATAGAGGTACTATCTGGTTCTTTTAGGTAATCAAATACTATCAGACCAATCTTCTCTTTGTACCTATATTTTTTATACAGAGCCACCAACTTATCTACAGAGTAACCTGGCATATACTCGTGAAACAACTTACCTTTGTTGATGATACGCTCACATTTCTTGAGCTTAGAGTAGGTAAGATCATCCCAACCACCGTGCTTGATGTCACGTTCCTTGACTCCTGATATGGTAGCCAAAGCCCTGGTTCTCCACTCTGGAAACGACAACTCCGTGTCCACATAAAGGACTGGAATACCAAGCATATAGGCCACATGGAGGGCAATGTTGGTTAGTAAGGCACTCTTACCCATCTTCTTACGTGCTGCTACAACCAGTAAGGTGCCGTCTACCATACCGTCTATCTGTTTATCAAGAATCGGGTACCCAGTAGACAGTCCACTCAAACTAATAGCATTGTCCTTCAAATTATCTAAAAATTCTTGTAGGCCTTCACCTAAATTGATAGGTTCATCAATATTGAAACCGCTCATGGACAAATCCATCACGGCACCCTCAATAGAACCTAACATATCAGCACTTGATAGGCCTTCCTTAGTGTTCTCAGCTAATTTAGCTGTCTGTTCTGTAAGTAATTTATATAATTTGTATTTAGTAGCGGCCTCTACCACAGAATTCAAATGAATCTCAAAGTTCTGCGGAGCAACATCCATACTGGAGATCGCTTTGATGTATTTCAAACCACCAATGTCCTCTACAACATCGTTAGCGGAGGCATCTGCCATAATAAGGTTGACATCAAATTTTTCTGACCCCTTACCTGCTAACAGATGGAACAACATCATAAGAGACTCATGCTGACTGTATAGAAAGTCATTAGCATCTAACCGTGCACATACTGCAAAGTAACTTGTTAGGTCTTTCACACAATAAGAAAGCAAAGCTCGTTCGTCCTGCGGTCGGCAGAACATTTCTCTCATATTCATATCCATTATTTACGTTCCATCCTTACCTGATAGAGTTCATTCTCCCTTCTGGTGAGCTCACGCTTGATTGTAGCGATCAACTCACTGATTACCTTATCCATGCCTTCGGTTTGTGTTAGCTCCGTTTTTAGGGCCTCTAACTGGCCCTGAGACTCCATTAGTTTCATGTCCGTAGACACCAAATACTCAGTGGCCGCCTTCTTAGTCTTGTGATCTTTCAATAGTGAAGGATCGGCTGACAAGGCGAGAGAAACAGTCCTCTCTATAAAGGTGTTCAGCCTGTGAACCTCAGCCTTAGATAAATTACGTTGGTATGTAAAGTAAATAAGGTACTGAGCCAGAGCCATGGCATATGAACTGAGCTTGGCCCCCTTCAAAGTGTCCAAAGTCCTCGGATCAAACTTCCATATCTCATTCAATAAATCATTATTGATTTGGATGTTTTGAAATGACAATACATCTGGATTCATAAACCCTCCTAAGAGACCTTGTCGTCTTCGATTTTTTCTTTCAAAGGACGTAGGTCATACATACCTGTACAGAACAACTCATGGCTTTGCATTTCGCCTGAAGTGCCGTCTACTACGGGCAGGTAATTAGACTCCATACCCACTACACTACCGTCAGCAAGCACGTCAATCTGTCGACACACTAAGCTGAGGTTGCAGTACCTACATTCTTTAGTTATAGTACCGTCTTCCAGACATACAAAATCACCACAATCCTTGTTATATTTAATAGAATCAGGTGTCCTGCCGTCCTCTCGCTCTTCGTTGGGTATATTTATAAGAAGTTTACTCATAAAAACACATCTCCATAGCTTTAGTTATTTTATTGTTCACCAGTTCTTTTGTAATTTCTTCTGTGTCATAGATTCTGACAAGACAGTGTTCGTTTTCTTGTACATATTGTATCTTTAGATTGTCTCGCATCCTCTGCTTATGGAAAGACTCTGCCGTGCCGTGAAAATGCTTCACGAACTCAACGTGTTGTCTTCCCTGTACCTCTACAAACACCTCTAATTCTTTGATGAAAAAGTCAAAGAACAGACGGTTCCCCTTGTACTTGACATAATACTCGGGGAACACCCGTCTATGCGGGTTTGCTGGAAACATTTCGTTAAGAATCGAGTGGACCTTGGTGGCCGTGACGCTCATAGATCTCCCTTAGACCGATCTGATCGATTACTTCTTCTCGGATTTTTTTATACAGCTCAGCGTTCTCTTCTTGTTTCAGGAAGCTGACTGCGTTGAGCTCTCCCTGAGCAACATTGTCACCATTGTACTTGTACCAAGCACCTTTCTTGTCCACAACTCCCAAGCTGGCAGCCATATCTAAAACTTCCCAAGTGGTATCATAGCCGACACCATATATAAGTTTTACTTCTGCCTTTTTGTAGGGAGCCGCTAACTTATTCTTTACGACCTCAAACTCTGCTTTATGCCCAAAAACCTCTCCGATCTGGTCATCGACAAGCCGTCTACTCTTAGCCTCTGGACCGCGTACAGATATTCTACCTGTAGCATAAAATGCCAGAGCCTCGCCACCCGTGGTTGTTTCGGGATTGCCGTATGCACCAATCTTCATGCGAAGTTGGTTTATGAAAATCAAAAGTGTCCCTGTTTGATTAGCGATGGGAGTAATCTTTCTTAAAGCTTTACTCATGAGTCTGGCTTGTAGAGCCATCTGATCTTTATCAATATCAGCTTCTGCCTCGACGCGTGGGATAAGGGCACTGACACTATCAACCACAGCTACACTAAATGCACCGGTTTTGATGAACCTTTCCAAAATGTCCAGGTTCTCCTCCCCATCATAACCCTGTACTAACTGTAGGCTCTTCGTATCAACTCCGTAGGCACGGAATAATTTAGGGTCCACGGCGTGCTCTGCGTCGACATAACAACATCGCAAACCTCTTCTTTGGCCCTGAATAACGACATTTACACCTAATGTACTCTTACCACTACTGTTGGGCCCATAAATTTCATAAACTCTACCGAGGCCCATGCCCCCATTGCCAAGGGCAAGGTCAAGACTCATACATCCCGTGCTAATTGTAGGGATGTCCATGTCTCCATGTTCTTCCAGAGTAGAAACTACCTCTCCATATTTCTTCTCTATAGCTTTTTTTGCCAACGCTAAGGCAGCCACTGAACCATTTTGTATCTCTACCTTAGTCTTGGCTGGATTTTTCTTCGGTTTAGCCATCCTTTTCCTCCTCTTCTATTCGTGCTAAGACAGAATCAATGTCTTTGAATCCGAGGTCAAAGTTAACCTGCTGTTCTCGTTCGATTCTCTCTATGTCCTGTCTGCTCTTTTCTT